AAATTAACAACAGCTGGTAAAGTTGCTACTGGTGCAGCAGGTGTAGGTGTTGCTTTAGATGCTGGTTCATCTATCCTATCTGCATTCAAAGACAAAAAAGGATCAATGAAGCAATTCCAAGATGCAGGAAAAGGTATTGGGTCTGCAATTGGTGGTGGTATTGGTCTCTTCTTTGGTGGTCCTGCTGGTGCAGCAATCGGTTCTCAGATTGGTAAAGTAGCTGGTGGCTGGGGCGGTAAAGCAACTAAAGAATTTTTGAATGGTTGGAAATCTAAAAAACCACCTAAGAATTTCTGGTCGCTTGAAAATCTTGGTTGGTCTACAAAAGATGCTTTTGGCAAGATGAACAAGGGCATTGATAGTTGGTGGAAAGGCGTTCAAAAATCCAACCAAAAGGTGCAAAAAGAGCAAGAAAAACAAGCTAAGATTCAGGAGAGACAACGTAAGGAACAAGAAAAAGCTTGGAATAATTACTGGAAGAAAGTCGGCCAAGGCTTTGAAAAATTTGGTAAGGATTCTAAGAAAAATCTAGATAAAACAGTTAAAGACTCCCAGAATTTTATAAAGAAACTTGGTCCTAATATCCAAAAAGGCTATCAAAAGTTTTTGAAAAATGGACATAACTTCTTTAAGAAGTTTTACAAGAATTTTGGCGATACCTTTAAGAATTTATCTAAGAATAAATACGTCAAGGCTTTTCAAAAGGGTACGTTATTCAAGACAGCTTATAAGGACATCAGTAAGCAAACCTCAAAATGGACTAAAGATTTTAAAAAGTCTTGGGACAAGCATTGGAAGTCTACCAAGAAAGGTGTTCAGTCTTGGGCTAAAGATACCAAGAAAAATTATGATAATGGAGTTAAAGGATTAACTAAGTCATTTAATTCTTATAAGAAGAAAGCCGAAAAATCATGGAGTTCTCATTGGCAAGGGCTCAATAAATCAGCTGATAGTACTTGGAAGAGCGTCAAGAAAGGTGCTAAGTTAGGCACTAAAAAATTATTAGGTAATCTTAAAAAGTATGCCAGTGAAGCAGGGAAAAGATGGAAAGATCACCATAAAGCTGAACTAGATGTGTACAATGATTTTGCTAAAAACCTAAAGAAAAATCACGGCAACATGTTTGAAGCTCTAAAATCTACTTCAAGAGACAGTTTAAATAAACTTAAAAAAGGCTTTTCGAATAAGTGGAATGATATAAGACGTAATACCAGTAACACTTGGAATGCTATGAAATCTGATTCTTCTAAATGGGGAAGAAACATGAATTCATGGTTCAGCAATTTTGGCAAAAATTGGCAAAGAGGCTGGAACAACTTATCTAAGGGAGTAAATCGTATCTTTTCAAACATGTGGAAGAGTATGCAGAAACTTGCCAAGAATTCCATGAACGGCTTGATTGATATCATCAACGGTGGTATCGGTGCTGTTAATGACGTGATTCATTTCTTTGGTGGCGGTCATCATACTGTTAAAAAGCTTCCACATTTTGCTACTGGTACTGGTTACTTTGGTTCTCAACGTAGAGCTATTACCGAACCAACATTGGCAATGGTTAATGATGGTAACGATTCGCCAGACACTGGCAATAAGGAAGCACTTTATCGTCCAACAACTGGAGAGTTCGGTATTTTTCAAGGTAGAAACACTACTACCATGCTTATGCCTGGTGATGAAGTCCTTAATGCGTCAGACACTAAGGTGCTAATGCAAAGTATGGGAATTGCTCACTTTGCAAATGGTGGTATTGGTAGTTTCTTTGGCAATATTGGCAAGAACGTAGGTAACTTCTTCGGTGGCATTGGTTCATGGGCTAAGAACACTATGGATGGCATGAAGAAGTTCTTTGAAAAAGCTAAAGAAATCGTTTCACACCCACAAAAGTACTTAGATAGCATTTTTAAGTGGACTGGTGTTAAGGGATTATCTCGTGGAGCTTTCCACACCATGATTACCAAAGGCTTTGATAAAGGTAAGAAACAAGTAAGTGCTTTCTGGAAGACACTTTGGAACATGGTATCTAGTTCTCTTGATGGGGAAGCAGAAGGTGGCTTGCTTGGAGCAGTTGAAAAGTATGGTAAAGGTAAACCTTATGTATGGGGTGCTGAAGGTCCTGATGCTTTCGATTGTTCAGGATTAGTTAAGTATGCTTTAGAGAAGGCATTCGGTAAAAGCTTCCCTCATTATTCAGGCGATCAATATGCTATGTCGCGTGGCGTTAAAGACCCACAAATTGGAGATTTAGTATTCTTTGGCCCTGGAGGACGAAACCACGTTGGTGTTTATGCCGGTAATGGCAAAGTTTGGTCAGCTAGAAGTCCTCGTTCTGGAATAGGAATGGATAATGTGTCTGACTTCCACGAAGGAGCAGTAAGTTATCGTAGAATCCCAGGCCTTAAGAATGAAGGCGGAGAAGGTAATGTAAAAGCTAACTCCAATTTGGAAAAGTTTATTAAAAGGCTACCTGGTATGGGTGGCTTTTTTAAATTTATTAGTAAGATTGGAGATTTATTTGGCATTGCAGCCGAGGCAAAAGATCCCGCTGGTACTGGTGCTGATCGTTGGGGCGAAGACATTAAAAAGGCTGCTGAAACAATGCATACCTCAGTTACTCCAACAGACATCAGAAAGATTATTTCAATGATTGCTGGTGAATCAGGCGGTAATCCTAAAGCTGTTCAACCAGGTGCAGATCCAGATGGTGATGGTTCTGGTCCCGCTCGTGGATTATTGCAGTACAAAACAAGTACTTTTAATGCATATAAAGTTAGAGGACACGGTAACATTTACCACGGTTGGGATCAATTGCTTGCTTTATTTAATGATTCTAATTGGCGCAATGATATTCACTTTGGAGCAGGTTGGGGACCAACTGGTCATGCAAGATATGCAAATGGTGGAATTGCTAACCAACCTTCTATTTTTGGCGAAGCTGGACCAGAAATGGCTATTCCATTATCAGCAGTTAAATCTAGTCGTTCTTATGAATTGCTTGGCAAGACTGCTGCAATTGTTGCAGCTAGAGACAATCTTCAGCCAGCTTATAGTAATAATAATCTCGGTGAAAAGCTTGATAAGGTTATCGATTTACTTACTGCTATTCTTACGTCACCATCAACTGTTGAAACCAGCATAAATGTAGATAAACAAGCTCTAGGTAATTCGATTACAGAGGTAGTTAATGCAAGAATGCGGTTGAATTCAATTAATAGAGAGAAGGGTATAAGTGTCATACGGTAGATTAATTTATCACAACAAAAGTTCCACTTATTTCGGAGCAAGAGTAGTATGTCCTTTAGTACAAGCTGTAACGAAAAGAAACGTTACCCTCACTCCAGTTGTGGGAGTAAATGGTTCTTATATTAATGACAACTTGAACTATACAGATATAACCCAGCAATTAACATTTTTGGTAGAAAGACCGACTTTTTATAAAGACTGGTTCACTTGGGGAATGGATTTTGGAGATTGGCTGACTAATAAGGATCGTGTTGTAAAATACGAGCCTTTTTATTTTGAACCTTTTAGAGGATGGCATTGGGAAGCTTATGTAAGTGAAAGCCCAGTTGTCACTCCTCAAAAAGATAATATTGCTAATGTAACAATGAGTTTGGCTTGCAAACCCTTCTTAGTTAATGATGAAGCAATTAAGTATCAGTCTGTACCGACAATGCCAATTCGTAATCCAACTAAATATAGTTCATTGCCTTTATTTCACATTGTTGGTAATGGTGATTTCACTTTGACTGTAAATAATATTCAGTATCAATTTAAAGATACTGATGATGAATTATTTATAGATAGTGAAAAGTGGATAGTTTACAAGTCACTAACAGAACGTAGAACCAGCCGAGCAATCCTTCCTAATCATGAATACCCTGTGCTTGTACCAGGTAAAAATACTATATCTTTACAAGGTAACTACTCAAAATTTGAATATCAGCCTAGATGGAGGCGAGCTATTGTATGATTCCAAGATTATATACGATGTATAGTCCTGATGATAAGAGCGAAGGTTTAGGATCCTTTAAAGATTTACTATCTGTATCAATCACGAGAAATTATAATGCTATTCCTACTCTTACAATGACTTATCCAATAGATGGTCCTTTAAGCAAAGAAATAGCAGAAGGAATGGTTATTGCAGCCGATATGGGACCAGCAGATGATGAGAAAAATCAACAATTCAGAATTGTAGATGTAAATAAAAGCATGACTTCAATGTCAATTACTGCTAATCATGTCTGGTCTGATTTATCGAATATTCCTCTCAAAAAGGATATCAGTGAAGCACATGCTGGGCCGAATAGAGCATTTGATTTAATTAGCGATGCTTTGGCATGGCCTGTTTCAGGGTTAGGTTTTGCTAGTGATATTCCTACCGTTGCAAACTTAGGCTGGAACTTTAAGGAATTGGCAAATGCTAATTCAGCAATTTTCGGAGCTGATACAACCGGTGACCAAACTGTTAACACAATGGAAGCTTTATACAGTGGAGAATTTAAATTTAATAACTACTATCTAACAATGCTGAAACATGCAGGAGAAGATAATGGAGTAGTTATTAAATATGGGCGTAATATGCAATCTCTTACTAGGGATGAAACAACTAGTGGAACTTATAACGCAATTATGCCTTATGTTACTTATTCTCCAGAAGAATTACCACAACCTGATGGTGAGCCTTTTGATGGTCAAGCAACAGTTCAATATTTAGCTAATGGTTCTATCAGTCTGTTCAATACACCCTATAAAGGCCACTCTCCACTTGGATCTATAAAAAATGGTGAGTACCTTAAGTTTATTGCAAAGACAAATAAGCAAACTGTTAATAATGATACTTGGTATAAAACGGATACTGGCGGTTGGGTTGATGAACATCTAGTTACTTTTGATAAATCAGGCAACTATATCGTTAATAAGATTAGCGCACAAGGCACTTTGCAAGTATCTAGCGATATTACAGGTATTATTGTAAAAAGTGATGGTGTCGGAACTATTTCTTATGCAGGCCCTGGTCGAGTTCCACTTTATACTTCGCCATTTGGTGGTCATAAAAGCGGACAATACCTATCTAATGGTCAAAGCTATAAGATTTATTGGAAGGCAAAAGATATAAATGGAACCGTTTGGTATAACTTAGGTAATCGAGATACGCAATGGGTTTCAGCTGATTCATTTGTTCTTTCTAAAACTGGTAACTATGCTACAGAAAAGGCTTACGGACGTTTGCAGATTAATGGAAATGTCAATGTTATGTCAGGTCCTGGTGGAACTGGCTCATCTATTACTTGGAGTGGTAGAGGACAATATCCCATTTATGATGTGTCAACTGATTCTGGAGGAACTAAGTGGTATCACATTGGTCAACAAAATGGTCATGAACTTTGGGTTAAATCAGGTGATAATGTTAGCTTTAAAGAACCTGGAACAGTTGAATATAATGAGGAAGATGCTTTAAAAGCAAATATTCGAGAGACTGGGCAGGTACCTATTTATCATGATCCTAATGGCTTAGAACCAACGGGACATTACTACAAGTTAGGGAGTCAATTAAAAATAACGGCACAGTCTACCAGTCAAGGTAAGACTTACTATGAAGTAGGCACTAACCAATGGATTACTGCTGATTTCTTTAGTTTTGCTGGAGCAACTGATGTTGCTCCTGGAACAGATGATTCAGATGCTCAACCAGAAGTTCCGGAAGAAACTTTGGAACTAGATTCTACTGTTTTAGTATCTAAGTTTGCTCGCGTAACAAATGCGCCATTAAGAGTACAAGCAGTAGATTTATCTTCCTATGGGATTGGTAATGATAAAGATAAATTATTAGCCGTAGCAGAAGCTTATATGAAGGAGTACAGAATAGGTTATCCAACTATTTCTCTTACTGTGTCTTATGAACAGATGCAAGGAGAGTATCAAAAGCTAACCACTGTTAACCTATATGATTATGTAAGTATTTTGTTTGATGAAGTTAATATTTTCGAAAAAGCACAATGCACTTCCATAACTTGGGATCCTGTTAGAGAGATTGCTACCAGTATTACAATAGGCCAGTTGCCTATTAGTTATGACCATGCTTTAAACAATTTTGTCACTAATATGGTTACCAAAAATACAACGACTGCTACTAAAAGAGCGACTCACTTGTTTGGCGAATTAAAGCAAGTAATGGAAGAAAAGGACCAAGATCAAAAGGCTGGGCTACTTAAATTAACTAGGCAACTTGGTATTGATGACCAAGCTTGGCGAGACAGCTATGACCGCTTACAGAGTATGATTACTTCCATAAATACTACCGTGCAAGATGTCCACAACTGGATTACCGGTGGTGGTGGCGGTGAAATTACTGCTTATCCTAATTGGCAGAAACCAACTGAACTAAGGGCCTTGAGTAATGGAGGGGGTTATCTCCGATTTAATGCTGAAGGCTTGGAATACGTTGGACGCGATGGAGTTGCTAGAAGTGCTATAGACAGTCAAGGTCGGCTAATTGCTGAAAGAATTACTGGTGGTACGATCACAGGTGTTAAGCTTGAAGGTATCACAGTAGATGGGGATTCTTACATTCGTTCAATTGGTGGCGATGGAAAAGTTGCAGTTATGTCGGGCGACCATGGCTTTTCTTGCACAGCACCTGGCAAAGAAAAAGTTGCTCTTGATTGGGATCAAAATTGGGGAGTATTGAGAATTGGAAATCAATATTTATATGCTTCCGACATTGCTTGGATTCGTCAACAACGAGGTGGCAGAATTCATTAAGTTGTGAGGTGAAAAAATGAATAATGATGCTGTTTTAACAAAAGCTCTAAACGAAATTGCGCGTTTAGAGCTTTTAAATTTCAGAAAAGATGTTGTGATTGAACAGTTACAGAATGAAATCAGAATGCGAGATCAGTTGAAAGGAGGCGGACAAAATGTTACAAGCTCTGAATTTAAGCACGAACAAACAAACAACCAATCTAAGTCGAGTGGAGGTAAGAGATAGTGATAAAGGTGAAATACTAGAATCGTTTATTCTCAATCCTGACGGAACACCATACGATTTAACAAATAAATCTCTCGTCTTTAATGAAAATAAAGATGGTAATAAGTTTGTTTCAGATGATAACGTCAAAATCGTGGATGAAAGAATAGGGCATATTACTTATCAGTTACACGATCAAGTTCATTCTGCAAGAGGTACGGCTTGGTTTGACATTATTGATAAATCTAATGGGTCGAAGATTGATTCAACTACTGACTTCTACATTGAAGTTAGAGACAGCTTAAAGTGTACGGTTTACAATACGACTTACATTGCAGACCTTGAAAAGTTAAAGCAACAGATGGAAACTTTGCTTAAACAAGCTGATGGTGAACTTCAGGCTGAATTGCAAAAAGCGGAACAGCAACTTGATCAAGAGTTGCAGAACTTCCGTAATCAATACAATTCTTTAAGTGCTGATTTTCAAAATCAATTTAAGGCTGCACAAAATGCTCGTCAGCAAGACTACACAAATCAAAAGAATGCTATTAACCAGGACTGGACGAATAACAAGAACCAGATATGGGGTCAGTGGAACGGTGATAAAGCTAACATTGATAAACAAGCCCAAGACACTATCCAAGCAATCAAAGACAATGCGAAGCAAGTGCTTGATAAAGACCAAGCTGATTGGAATGCAAAACAGCACTCTTGGGATGATACTTTTAGTCGAATTGTTAAAGAATGGCAGGTTAAAACTAACAGTTTAAATAATACTGTTAAGGATTTAACAACTAAATTTGGCAATATTATCAATGAGTTAACCGACTTGATGAATAAGAAGTTGCCAGATATGAATGCTAAAACCGATGCAGTTCAAGCCAAGGTAAACGAACTAAGAGCAAGTCTAGGCCAAATAGATTGGACTAGTTTTGCTAAAGATTTAGAACTAAAAAAATGGATATTTAATTCTGAGCCAGGTTGGGTCCAGCTTAAATCTAATATGACTCAGTGGGTGAATAGTAACGAAATGATCGCTGCTGCTAGAATATCTTATGATGATGTTAGTCGAATGAATATCTATGACTATACTGGTGTTGTTGGTTTTGAAAGATCAATGCTAGAAGTTAGCGACTTGACACCTAATACCTTGTATAGATTGTTCTTTGAATGGGAAAATTCAAAGCAATTAACTAAGATAGCTGATAATGATTATAAGTTTAGAGTGTCAGTTTATGATAAAAATAATACTGATAATATTTTGGCTTATCAAGATTTGCCAGTTGATCCAGTCAATAAAGAATTGTTTTGCCTTAATTTTGATACTAATAATGTCACTGACGTGTTCATTGAACTAAACACTGGCGGATTAAATGATGGCATCCACTTTACTTGGAAGATTGGTAATTGGCTTTTAAAACCCGTTCAAGAGCATGTACCAATAGTAGCCATAAAAAATAATACCGATCTAAATGATATTAAAGCTCCCGGTCTTTATCATTGTTATGGTACTTCTAATATAACGAATGTTCCTGGTGGCGAGGATAATTGGTTTAATATGGTTGTCAATAGTGATAACTGGAATGGATCACAAGCCTTTTACGCAACTAATAGCAATCAACTTTATATTAGAACTTGGACTAATAGTGGCTTTAAGCAATGGCGCAGAGTTATTAATGATGTCGACTATAATAACTTATTAACTTCAAAAGCTGATAAGGCTAATACCTATACAAGAAATGAAATTGAAAGTAGATTATCAGGAAAAGCCAATACAAGTGATGTAAATGCTCGCCTGCCTTTTTCTGGTGGAAATATGACCAAAGGTAGCTGGATCACTTGGAGTGGCAGCGGTGCTAATTCTGAAAAAGATGGTCATCTTGGTGGCATTCAGTGGACTGGTGCGTCAGACTACATCAAAGTTTTTGGCTATAATAACGGAGCTGATAACTTAGATTTAGCTATCCAACTAGGTGATGATAATTCAAACCATGTTTCTTTCAGACGAGCTAATGGTGACGAAGTAGCAGCAATTTATCTAGATGGGCGCTATACAGGAACAATTGACTGGAATCATGTTAATGGACGCCCAGATATCAATAATGCCAATCCTTTGGTTAAGGTAATTAACAGTTTTGACGTTGCTAATGTGAAAGAAGGACCTCATCAGACTTGGCCTGTAAAACAGCCTTGGCTGGTGGATCAGATGGCATTACACCCATTTGCAGACGCAATCAATGCGTTGAATCTTAATTTACGTACTTTAAGAATAGAATTAATGGATTTGAAACGGCGTGTTGACTATAACTCTCCGCAAGGTGAATTTAACAACACAACCGTCAATATTAATGACTTGAGGAGTACTGGTATTTATCGTTTGGCAAATTGTTATATTCAAAATGGACCATATAAAACTAATAATACTCACTGGATTTATCTACAGGTGACAGTATTTGATGAGAATACGGTTTATCAGATGCTCTATGAAGGAGATAACATGTATGGCAGAAAGTCATCTATTCCTACTAATTGGGGTAAATGGCATAAATATCTTAACCAAGAAGTTTAATTAGTTTAGACCTTAGTTTATCTAAGGCTTTTTTTATGGAGGAATTTAACTATGATAGAAGAAACTAATCAAAATGCAGAACAAGCAAAAGCAGCTGGTACAGCTACAACTATGAAGACTTATTATTGGTCAACCGATGATGTGCCTTTTAGGGTAATTACATCAACTGATGAAATTACAGCTAATCAATATCCTTTAGTAGTAACTCCACCTGATCCAAACTTGAAGTCTCCAAAATATGATTGGATGAAAGGCAAATGGTACGACATTAGCAAAGAATCATACGGACAACGTTTGACTACAGTTATCGAAAGTTTGAAGACCATTGAAGGAAGTATTACTAACTTGCAAGAAGCCCACAAGGAAACTCTGCAAAGTGCGGAAACCAGCGATAAGGTTATGGATCAACTTCAAGTGACTGTACAACAAACTAACAGAATGGTTGCTAGTTTAAGTGCAATGATGGTTGCGTTAAGTAAAAACTCACAGTCCAATAATAATGAAATAGCAAAATAGCAGAAAGGAAGGACTTAAAAATGAATTTACAAGCAATGATCGCAGAAGTTCAAAGAGAACTCATTGAATCATGGAAGAATCAATATAACTGGGGATGGTTTGGTAAAAAAGAAGAAGCCAACTTAACTTTTCGAAGCTATGTTCAACAAGGCATTCTTAGCAAAGAAGGATATAAAGAAATCACAGGTGAAGATTATAATGAAACATCTCTTAACAAATCTTAGTCGCCTAAGAAATAAACAGTACGCAAGGGCGGCTAGTTAGGGGGGGAAAACATGAAGAAACTAAAAAAGCTCCTACACTCTGAACACCCACAGCAAGAAATACTAGCTTTCGCAATGATGGTTATTGGGCTAATCCTTATCTGTAATGACTTCTATTTCTTTTGGCCGCCTTTTGCGGTTGGCTTTATGAATGATGATTTAGTGGGTGGTGTCTTCTTAGTTGATGGCATTCTGCTTTTAAGATGGGCGCTTAGTACATCAGGAAAGATCTATGCCAATCGTAATTTGTTGGTTATTACTGCTGGTTTACTTGCATTTGAAGCAACTGCAGAGTTCTTTGACGGTTATGTTTCAGGAAGACCGCACATGCTCATGGCTGGCTTTCTTGAAATCGTAGTTTTACTTTTCGTTTTTTCAATCATCGGAAAAAGTAAAAAACATAATTACTAGAAGAGGTGGTGCTATGGAATTTATTAAGGCACTACCTTATATAGTGGGTATTTTGGCAACTGTAGGAGCTGGCATTAAGTGGCTGTATGGTGAACTAAAAGAAGAAAAGATACATTATGAAGAGCTTTATCAACAAAAAGAAATAGAAGTTGAAAAGCTAAAAGACAAAATCAACAAGTTACAAATTAAAATAATCAAACTTAAAGCATCTCAACGAGGTGCTTATTTTGATAGGGAGGAAAAGAAATGAATTTCAATCATCTATTAGATTTAACAATTGTAGTTACATCAGTTGTAGCAGTCATTGTTGCTTCTATATATGCTAAACACAAGATTGCAATTGACAAGAAAGCAGCACAAGGCGACCTTTTGGCAATGTCTGAAAAAATCATTGCCCAGTCTGTAAGTCCCCTTGTCTATCAAGCAGAAAAGAGGGGAGGGGACGGCGAAGATAAATTAACCTTTGTCGTTCAAGGCTTATTCTTGCTCTTAGATATGGCACACTTACCACACCCCACAATGAGTTTTGTAAAAGGTATGGTCGAGAAGTCCGTTACTGCTATGAAACAAGCTCAATCAATTGCAGATACAGTTGATAGACCTAAAACTACTGTGGTTGGAGAATTAAGAGAAGTAAAGAAGTAGGAGGTAAGTAGATGCAAGTGGCAAAGAAATTGTATGATGCAACCGATGAAGTATATTTTCAAATTAAAAAGTTGTATCCTAACATACCAATTGATAGAGCAACTGTAAGAAACATTGTTCAACATGAGTATGAAAAGCTTGTAGCTGATTCAAAGAAAGAGGCTTAAAAATGACACAAGTAATTGAAAACAGATCTTATGGAATTGACCAAGCTAGTTACCAAAATTCAAATATTAGTGCTTATCCTGGTGCTAAGTTTACGATCGTTAAAGCAACAGAAGGATTAGATTACCAAAATCCTAAGGCTGTAGCTCAAGTAGCTAGTGCTAAACAAACTGGCATTCCAGTAGGCGGTTACCACTATGCACACTTTAGCGCTGATAGTAATCAGGCTGTTAAAGAAGCTAACTATGCAATTAAGGTAGCCCAAAATATTGGTATTCCAGCTGGTGCACTCTTCGCTTGTGACTGGGAAGAGGGTAGCGGTAATTACACTCAAGGCGGTTATGAAGCTAGTGCAGATGCTATTCTTGCTTTCATGGATACGGTAGCAAGAGCAGGATATAAGCCGTTGCTATATTCTGGAAAACCCTTATTAACTAATAACGTAAATATTAAGAAGATCACTGATAAGTACGGGGATTGTTTGTGGGTCGCCTACTATAAGGTAGAAGGCAGGCAAGACACAGCGGACTTTAATTGGTTTCCTACCATGGATCATGTAGCAATTTGGCAGTTCGCGGATAATTGGAAAGGCATGGGGATTGATGGCAACATCACTGTTAAGAAGCTAGAATTGAAATCTGTAGCTTCAAAACCTAAGGCCGCTCCTACCAAAACTTCCACACAAGAGAAAAGTTGGACAGATGTACAAGGCATGACTTGGCATGAAGAACACGGCACATTCATTACTGGTGGCGCAATTAATTTGCGCTGGGGTGCTAGTACGGAGAGCATGTTAATTACTACATTACCAGCAGGGTCGGTAGTTAAATACAACGCTTGGGCTAGAGATAGTGCAGGCAGAGTTTGGCTACAACAACCACGTGGAAGTAATCACTATGGTTACTTAGTTGGTC